GTTTTTATTAAAATATTGATATAGACATTTTCGGCTTACATCACATCTCTATACGCTAAGGGGTTGGGCATCCCCTAAAACTGCCCATTTACAACAATGTAAGTATGTACTCAAAAATGAGTAAGCACAAATAAACTAGTAACATAAGGTTACAATGGCAAAACTAACAAAAACAAAAGTAAGAAATGCTATGGAAGATTCAGCAGGCATACTTAGCACAGTAGCTAAAAGATGTGATGTAAGCCGAAAATGTCTATATCAATATTTTAATAAAAACCATGAACTATGGGAAGAATTACAACAGGAAAGAGAAAAGTTAGTTGATACAGCAGAGGAAGGACTTAAAGAGTATGTAGAAAATAAAGAGCCTAGCATGATTAAGTTTGTACTAAGCAAACTAGGCAAAAATAGAGGTTACATAGAAAGGCAGGAAGTAGATAACAGAATATCCGGCTCTATCACTAATAACGATTTCCAACAGGCTTATGAAGAATTACAATCTGAGGACAGCGGTCAAGAATAAGGATGTCAAGAGTATAGCTTATTTTTTGTTCAAGGCAAAGCTGACAGAAGCGCAGCAGACTATAGTCAGGAAAATAGCTTACTCTGAATCAAAACGACTACAAATAAGCGCAATGACTAGGTATGGTAAAACCTACTGCGCAGCTATCGGTATTTGTCTCTATATCCTGTTTAACAAGGACAAACGAATAGCATTAATAGCTCCACAGGGTGAACAGGCGGAAATTCTCAGGAACTATTTAAGCGAACTAATTCTATCCAATCCAATTTTAACTGATTTAGCCGATTTAGAGAATGTTAGCGGTGTAGACCGTTTAAAGAAAGAAGCCAGCAAGAACAGGTTAACGTTTAAAAACGGTTGCGAGTATAAGATATTCTCAGCGTATTATGAAGCACAAAGGTTAATGGGTTTCGGTGCTGACTTAATCGTGTGTGATGAGGCGGCATTAATCACTCATAAGGCTTACACCAAGATCATGCGAATGTTGGGAGATGACCCGGAGAACGCTATATTAATCGAACTATATAACCCTTGGACTAGAGATAGTAAGGCATTTGAACATTATTTATCCGGCAATTTTGAGATATTGCACATTGACTGGCGAGTGGCTTTGAAAGAGGGCAGGACAACTGAGGCATTTATAACTGAACAACAACAGAACATGACCGAGCTAGAGTTTGCTGTGTTGTACGAGTCTAGGTTTCCTGAGGAAGAAGAAGACTCTATTTTCAGATTAAGCGATATAGAGGCCTGCATGACTAAAGAACCACATATTAAGCCAGAGGCTAAGAAAATAATTGACTCAAACATTTCAAAACATAATTATAAACAAATAATCGCCTGCGACGTAGCTGACAAGGGATTAGATGAAACTGTTATCATGTGGGGCTACTACGATGGTAACGAGTATGAAATAGTTGACACTTACAGCGAAAAAACAAGTGAGAACATGCAGATAGTTAGTAGAATTATAGCTACCATTAACCAGTTTTGCAGTTTTAAGATGAGCACAGACATTAACATTGACTCAATTGGTGTGGGTGTAGGCGTAATATCAGCTTTGAAAGCACAGATTAAAGAAAAAAACTGGCAACAATATGTGAAAGTAAACGCCTGCCATTTCGGCGAACAAGCCATTCAAAAGGACAAATTCGCTAACAAGAAAGCCGAGAACTATTTCAGGGCAGAGAACTTAATCCACAACCAAACCATCAAACTACCGAAGATAGAAAAGCTAAAAAACCAGTTATTGGCTATGAAGTGGGAGTTTGCAGGCTCAACAGGCAAGATTAAGATACTAGACCCAGAGAACTATTCGCCTGACTGGTCAGACTGTTTAGTTTATTTTTGTTGGAAAGACAAGAACAAGTTAAGTTTCAGGTTTTTGTGACATATTTGTCCCCAGCACCAATAAAAGTCCTAGGGCTGATTTTAGTCCTATGTCAAGGGTTTTTAAATTAAGGAAATATTTGTGTCAAATTACAACATATTGCAAAAACAACAACACAATAAAAAAATATTTAAAAGATAACTACCGTAACTAACCAGAGAAGTAGAAACTGGACTATAAACCCCAACATATTAGGATAAGTGGCGGTTTCCCACCTCTTTTATCCGCCACTATCCCCCCACCTCAAACATCACACTCATGGGAATAATCAACAATTTATTTAATAAGAAAGCAAATGTTATAAACATACAACCACTCAGCAACCTAACAAGAGAAGGCAGGGGTAGCATACCTAAATCTTTTATACCTAAATTTCTTTATAAGCCGCAACATTTAAATAAAGGTGGACAATATAATAATTTATGGGAAAAATTTTACATAAATGCCAAGAATGTGGATTTGAGTTTTACGCGTGGATTAGTGAAAAAAGGAAATTTTGTTGTAATCAATGCAGATATAATAACCTACACAGGATTACTCCAGAAAAAAGAAAAACAGGAAAAAATCAAAATTGTTTATGGTGTGGTCAAGAATTTTATGTTCCAAAATGGCGAAAAAATAAAGGAAAAGGGAATTATTGTTGTAGAGAATGTTACGCATTACACAAAAGCCATAAATATATGGGCGAAAATAATCCTCAATATGTTGATGGAAGAACTAAAACTTACAAAGATTTTTATATACAAGATAGTTGGAGAAGACTTAGAAAAGAAATATATAAAAGGGACAATTTTAAATGTCAACATTGTGGCAAAAATGGCGGAGAACTTCATGCGCACCATATTAAATCAGTTGCTACATGCGAAAACCCATTTGACAAAAAAAATATTATCACTTTGTGTAGAGAATGTCACATTAAAATACATAACGGAGGTGTTAAATTGTGAATTTAAAAAATATGCTCTTTGGAAGGAAAGCAAACGTAATAAATATACAGCCATTGAGCAATTTGACAAGAGAAGGCAGAGGCAGTATTCCCAAGTCCTTTATACCCAAATTCCTGTAACCACAGTAAGTTAAATCTTATGTGGCAGGAGTAAACCACCATTTGGGTATCCAAGGCATGAAGATATAGATTATATCAGATGGCTTGCTAGAACTCCCTACGTTGAGATGTGTATAAGTACCATACTTGAAGAGTTGGTAGCTGTGCCTAGAAGCGTGAATATCAAAGAAGGCACTGAAGATAAATATACTGATTCTGAAGGAAACATCAAACCGCAAAAGCAGAAAGAAATAGACCATGTTTGGGGTTTCCTTGAAAACCCTAACTCAAACAACGAGACATTTGAAGATGTTTTTATTTATCAATGGTGCAGGGATGCTCTAGAGATTAACACAGGCGTTCTTCACAAGATGTTTAATGTTCAGGGCAAGATGACCGAAATTCTAGCCAGAGATGGCGCGACATTTTTAAAGAACCCAGACATACATGGCATGTATAAAAACCGGAAAGACTTAATATTGCCTCAGGAAAAGCCGGAGGAAGTGTTAAACGGTGATGATAGTATTCTAGCCAATCCATATTCATACGCCTTTAACTTCATGCGTAATCAGGGCGCTTATTTCCAGTATGGTTGGGTGTCAGGCCCTATTCCTATACCGTTTGGTAGCAGGGAGTTAGTCTGGCTTGAAAAACAGAAACGAACAGACGAGATATACGGTTACGGCCCTGTTCAGGTTTTAAGAGACGCTTTGCAGGCGCTTATATATATGATAGAATCAGACCTAGACTACTACAATGACAACAATGTGCCTAAAGGTATTATCGGTCTAGAAAATTCTGACGATGAAGAAATAGAATCATTCAAACAACAATGGCTAGAGAACCAATATAAAAAAGACGATTTCGGTAATTTAAAAAAGGAAATGCATAAAGTGCCGTTCATAAACAAAGTGCCTAAATTTGAGCGAATAGAGTTTTCTAGTTCTGAAATGCAGGTCATAGAGAAACAGAAATGGTATAGTAAGATGGTGTTTGCGGCGTTTGGCGTTACTTCTACCGAGCTAGGTTATACTGAAGACGCTAAAGGAAGTGCTAACCAAATAGTGCAGTCAAAGATATTCAGAAAAAAAGCTATCAATCCACTTTTAAGGAAAATTGAGAACAAGATTAACAAAGAAATTATACCTGAGTTTGGTTATGAGGATATAGAGTTTAAGTTCCAGATGTTCGATGTTGAGGATGAAAAAAGCAAGGCTGAGTTATATAGTACTTGGATTAACAACGGTATCAGGACAATCAACGAAGTAAGGAACATGGAAGGATTAGACCCGGTTGAAGGCGGCGAATTACCTTACATAAACAACCAGTTACAACATACTCAGGCCACAGCACAGCAGGGCAATGGCGAAGACAGGGATTATAATGATAGGGAAGATGACGCTAACGACACCGATGAAGACATGGAAGAGCGGGATGTAGAGGATAAAAGCATAGAAGGCAAACCTTTTGCAGGTTATTCAGACTTCAACGCCTGTGTAGCCGCTAACTCAGATAAACAAGACCCTGAAGCATACTGCGCTCAAATTCACAAGGAAGCGACAGGCGAATGGCCAGCCGAGAAACAACAGAAAGCGCTTAACACACAAGATAACCCGCTTGTTCTGGGTGAAGGCGAAAAACCAGAGAAACCTAAACGATTCACTAGAGCTAGTAATTTTTTTTTTGAAAACGTCAAGCAAGAACTCTACAAGATAATAGATGAACAAATAGCTAGTCCTTCAATCACTGAACAAATAGGTGAGAGCAAGGCGTTAGACGAGTTAATTGCTAAAATCAAGAAACTTTTAGACCCTGAGAGATTGAAGACTGTATTACATGAACT